AAACGTGACGCAGAGCAAGCAATGAATATGGCGTTAGCTAGACTTAGATCAGGTAAGGTTCAACAATTTTACGCTACTACTACTCCTGAAGGTCATTCGTGGGCGTTCGACACTTTTGAAAAAAATGCTAAAGCCGATACGCGGCTAATAAAAGCAAAGTCGACTGATAATCCATTTTTGCCAGAAGGATTTGTTGATTCTTTACTAGAAAATTATCCTCCCCAACTAATACAGGCCTATCTAAACGGAAACTTCTGCAACTTAACTACCGGTCAGGTCTACGATAAATTTAATCGAAGCGAACACGTTTTAGCTAACGAGCCTTTTGTAGATGACAACGAGCCTTTACGAATAGGAATCGACTTTAATATTGGAAATATGAACGCTGTTATCGGCGTAGCGGTTGGGAATAAATTTATGGTTATAGATGAAATCGCTAAAAGTCACGACACAGATTCGATCGCTAAAGAAATTAGAGGGCGTTACCCCTTTAACAAAATCTATATATATCCAGACGCTTCGGGCGGAAACCGAAGTACAAATGCTTCTAAGACCGATATCCAAATTTTAGAAAGTCACGGCTTTATTAATCAAAGTGCTTTATCTAACCCGCCCGTTAGGGATAGGGTAAATAGCGTTCAAGGAATGTTTCTAAATGCTAAAGGCGAAAATAGATTAATGATTTCTAAAAAAGCGGTAAAACTTATTGAATGTTTAGAATTGCAAAGTTATAACGAAAGGGGAGAACCCGATAAAGATGCGGGTTATGATCACATGAACGACGCTCTAGGATATATAACTTGGCGGTTGTTCAATCCCTTACACATGGGTGCGGGTCGTCGAACTGGAATTAGGCTTTATTAAGATTATTGTCTAAAATAAAAACAAACTAAGAGGTCAAAGTGTACTCAGGTTACAACCACTATAATAGGCAAACTAATAGGCAAGGTAATGATATAGACGACCCTAATAATACTTGGTTTGCTCAGGAACCTCATTGGACATTAATAGAAGATTTACTAGGCGGCACATATCAAATGCGTAGTAAGCATAGAAAGTATTTGATGCAAGAACCTAGAGAATTAGACGAAAGTTACGATAATAGACTCGCCCGTAGTGTTTGCCCTCCTTATTACATTAGATTAGAACGTATGCTTGCCGGTATGCTAACCCGTAAACCTGTAAGGCTAAACGATACCGCCGATAATATTCGTGAGCAACTTTTCGATATAGATTTACAAGGTAATGATTTAAACGTTTGGACCTACGAAACTACTCGTAAAATGATTCGTTACGGCCATATAGGAGTTTTAGTCGATGCCCCCGCTTCGGGTGCCGGCGGTAGACCTTATTGGGTAACTTATACGCCGCGTGACATTTTAGGATATAGAACCGATATGCTTAACGGTCAAGTTGAACTAACACAACTACGGTTAAAAGAAAAAGTTGCCGAGCCGGAAGGTCTTTACGGTGAAAAAATAGTAGAGCAAGTTAGATTACTTACCCCCGATAGTTTCGAAATACATCGTAAAAATAGTAAAGGAGTATATGTAAAACATGATGAAGGCCGTATGTCTTTAGGCCGCATACCTTTTGCCGTTGCTTATAGTAACCGTCTTAACTTATTAGAAAGTAGACCTCCTATGTCGGATATAGCCGAACTAAATTTAAAAGCTTACCAGATACAAAGCGATCTCGATAATCAACTACATATAAGTGCCGTTCCTATGTTGGCTTTTTATGGCTTTCCTCAAAACGCGGAGGAAGTTTCGGCGGGCGTAGGCGAGGCGATAGCTTTTCCTCCCGAAGGTAGAGCGGAATATATTGAACCCGATGGCAAAAGTTACGAGGCTCAGTTTAAAAGGTTAGAAAAATTAGAGGGCCAAATAAATGAATTAGGATTAGCGGCGGTATTAGGTCAAAAACTTTCAGCAGAAACGGCGGAGGCAAAACGTATAGACCGCTCGCAAGGCGACTCGACAATGATGGTAGTAGCTCAACAAGTACAAGATATGATTGATAACTGCCTTAAGTTTCACGGTCAATATTTAAACTCGGAAGCCGGTACTTGTTTTGTTAATAGAGATTTCTTATCGCAACGTTTAGAGCCACAAGAAATACAAGCTTACTTACAGCTATATACTTCGGGTTCTATTACGCAAAAGACATTATTAGACCAACTTACCGAAGGGGAAGTATTAGGCGATGAATTTGATGTAGAGGAGGAAGTCGAGGCTACCCAAAGTGGCGGTTTAGTAGAAATGGCTAGACCTACTCCGCAAGCCGAACCCGACGAGCCTATCGAAGAAGATGACGCGGCTTAAAAAATGTCTATTCCGGAAAGTTTTTATAGAGAAGCTATTGACTTAAATAGATATAGCAACCGGATCGCACGCCGTATTGTAACGAATTACAACGATATAATTTTAGACCTTACTTTTAAATTAGCGACTATAGATGAAGTTACTTCGCCGGCTACCGTAGCTCGAATAAGAAGTATGCTTTTGCAAATGAAAGAAAGTTTAGAGGGTTGGTCGGTAGAAAATACTGCTTATGTAGCGGACCAACTTCAAAGTCTTTCTTTATTTCAAACCGATTTTGTCCGAAATGAATTACAAAAAGCTTTACCGGTAGGTGCCGTAAATGTAAATAGCGTACAAATATCCGGTGATTTTGCCCGTAGTATTGTTTATACCGATCCTACCGAAATAAATGTTTTAACTTTACCTACTTTAGAAAGTCAAGTAAGACGTACTTTTAATTTAACTGCCGCTAAAGGTTCGGCGATAACTTTACCTAACGGTGAAGTAGTAGAAAAAGCTTTTCGTGGTATAGCCGCTTCGCAAGCCGAGTTTATATCTAGAGAAATTAGAGTCGGTATTATTGAAGGCGAATCTATTCCTAAAATAGCTAAACGTTTAAGGGGGCGTCTGCGGTTTGGAAAAAACCAAGAAATGACGGCAAAAGCTCAAGCTTTAGCGGGCGGGACCGGAATAAGGTTAGCTAATAACCAAGTAAGGACTATCGTAAGAACTTCCGTAAACCAAGTACAAAATATGGCAAGCCAAGCCGTTTATATGGCAAACCAAGATGTCACTAAAAAATATGAATACGTCGCGATATTAGATGCGAGGACTACCGCTTTATGTGGAAGTTTAGACGGTAAGCATTTCGAATACGGTAAAGGACCTATGCCGCCACAACATTTTAACTGCCGTTCGAGTACCGTACCGGTAATAGATGATGAAGATTTACGCCGTAGGTTTCCCGATACTAGACCCAGCGAAGTAGGTAGGGTGCCGCAAGATGTAAGTTATCCAAACTGGTTAAAAAATAACCCCGATATGCAAACAAAAGCTTTAGGTAATAAAAAAAAGTTTTTTAATTATCTAATAAATACAAAAAAAGAAAGTCCTCGTAACGCTTTGCGTAAAATAATAAGTGAAGACGGAACAGAGCTAAGTTTAAGAGAATTAATAGAAAAATATCCAAAAGTCGGATAAACTAAACTTAGTTGCTTTACAAACTATGCCTTCACACTATGGAAAAATGGGAACGACTAAGAAAAAAAAGAAAATAAAAAAAGGCGGTAAAAAGTAATGGCCTCAAAGTTATTTGAAAAGCTCTCAAAAGGCAAGCAAAAACCTAAAGTAAAAAAAGATGAGCCGAAAACTAAGAAGAGTAGCAAGGGATAAAAAAACCGGTGTCCCTAAAAAATATCTAAGTGGCTCTAAAAATAGGGCCGCTAAAGCTGCGGAAATAAAAAAAACCGCCGAACTTTATAAAAAAGGTTTATTTATAGATATAAAAGCCGTACAAAAATCAAGGGTTGAACAAAATGTCAACAAGACCAAAAGCAAAACCACTAAACGCAAGCGTCGTAAAAGCACTTAAAAAAAAGGCCGAAGGCACTAAATTTAAGTACGGCGAGTTAGCTGCTGTATATAGAAAAGGTCAAGGTGCTTACTTAGGCGGAGGCTCTAGAAATGTAAGTATGGCGGCGTGGGCTATGGGTCGTGTTAATAGTTATATGCGTGGCGATAAAGCAAGAACCGTTGATATGGCTATCTATAAAAGGTATAGGAAAAAATAATGCCTTATTCTAAATATTCCGCTAAACAAAAAAGATTAGCTGCCGTTGCACCCCCACGAAGAAAAATTACCGCTGCCGATCTTGCTAAACTAAGAAAAAAGAAAAAAAAGAAAAAATGAAATTAACTACACGTCAAAAAAATACCTTAAAAAAGCATCAAGAAAGTCACGGTCATACCAAGCAACACATGGATTTTATGAAACGGAAAATGCGTGAAGGAATGAGTTTTTCCGATGCTCATAGATTAGCTATGCGTAAAAAAGGAAAATGACCATAAAAAGAGGCGGACATACTTTTGAAGGAGTCGATAAACCTATAAGAACTCCAAATCATTCGAGCGGAAAGTCCCACGCGGTAGTAATAAAACAGGGCGACGGTTTTAAATTAATAAGATTTGGTATGCAAGGAGCAAAAACAAAACCGCCCCGTAAAGGAGAGACCGATGCCGATAAAGCAAAACGTAAATCTTTTAAAGCTAGACACGCTAAAAATATTGCAAAAGGAAAAACGAGTGCAGCATATTGGGCCAATCGTGTAAAGTGGAGTTAGTATTTAATTAAATTAGTTTACGACTTTTTTATGTCTGAAGAAAACAAAGAGGTGGCTACGCCCCCAACTAATAACAACGAGATCGAACTTCTTAAAGAATCCGTTAAAAAATTAGAAGCTAAAAATTACGAGCTTATTGGCAAATTAAAAAATCAAAAAGAAGAAAAAGCCGTTCCCGACGATTACGAAAGTCTGTTAGCGTTTAAACAAAAAAGAGAGCAAGAAGATTTAGAAAAAGCCGGTAAATATGAGGAATCAAAACAAGCTTTAGAGCAACAATATCGCGATCGATCCGCTGAAGATAAAAGACGTATCGAACTTTTAGAGGCTCGAAATAAAGAGTTAGAACTTATAACGCCCGCTTTACAAGCTTTGACCGAAATAACCCATGACCCCGAACTTGTTTTAAATAATTTAGTCCCTAAAGAAAAAATACAGATAAAAGATGGGGTGCCTGTAGTTGTAGACGGATATGAACAACTGCCGGTACAAGAGTTTGTAAAAAATAAATTAGAGAAAGAAAAACCTTATTTACTAAAAAATAAAACTATAACCGGTGGCGGTGCACCCGTAGCTAGACCCACTAACGATAATTTTAGCGAAGAGATGCTAAAACCATTTCTAAAAGAAACCGAAAGCTTGGTTGAACAACGCCAAATTTACCTAAAGGATAAAGAACTTTGGCAAAAGTTGAGAGATGTTGCGAAATCACGCTAGTATATATATCAAATGGTAAAGCTACGCCGAGCCAGATAGGGTTACGCCCACACCGTAAATTTATTTCTTAAAAACATGGGAGTTTTGAGGAGCGATTTAATCATTCCAGAGATTTTTACTCCGTATGTCATAGAGCAAACAACACAAAGAGATTCGTTCCTTGCTAGTGGTGTGGTCGCTCCTATGGCCGAGTTAAATGCTACTGAGGGTGGTGACTTCGTAAATGTACCTTTTTTCTCTGCGAACCTAACCGGAGATTTTGAGGTTTTATCTGATTCTAGTTCTTTAACACCTAGTAAAATTTCTACCGACAAACAAGTTGGCGTTATTTTACATCGTGGTAGAGCTTTCGAATCTCGTGACTTAGCCGCTTTAGCATCGGGTGCCGATCCTATGGCCGCTATCGGTCAAAAAATTGGTGCTTATATAGCTAACCAAAGACAAAAAGATTTACTTGCTTGCCTTGATGGAGTATTTGGCTCTATTAACGCTAACGATAGTAACTCAGCTTTCTTTGGCTTAACTATTGACTCCGAATCAGGAGATACACCTACAGGTTTAAGTCCTAAACACGTTGCTAAAGCACGTTCTATTTTAGGCGATCAGGGTGATAAGCTTACAGCCGTTTGTATGCACAGCAAAGTATATTACGACTTGGTTGAGCGTAAAATGGTTGATTACGTTTTAGCTTCCGACGGCAACGGCGGTTCAGCTACAGCGAGTGGTGGAACTATCGCACCGGCATACGGTGGCGACGGTACTGTGCCTACTTATTGCGGACTAAGAGTTATTGTTTCCGACGACGTTTCTACTACAGGAAGTGGAGCTTCTACGGAGTACAGCACTTATTTCTTTACGCAAGGTGCAGTTGCTAGTGGAGAACAGGCCGGCCTAACTACTGAAACAGACAGAGATATTCTGGCTAAATCAGACGCTATGGCGGTTGACCTTCATTATTGTTATCACCCCGTAGGTTCTAAATGGGCTGTAACTACAGTTAACCCCACTAGAGCACAATTAGGAACCGTAGCTAACTGGTCGAAAGTTTACGAGACAAAGAACATTGGTATCGTTAGGGCGACTAACGTTTCCACACAAGATTAGAGGTAATTTATTATGCCATCTATTTTCGAAGCTACAGCCGGTAAGCTTATCGGTCCTACTAACGGTGGGTCCGTAACTCAAGCTACTAACAAATCTACGGCTGTTACTCTTAACACAGAGTCCGGAGTTATTACTACTAATAACGCGGCTTTAGCTGATGCTGCGGAAGTTACTTTCCAAGTTAATAACGATAAGGTAACTGCAACCGACGTTCCACAAATTGCTATTGCATCAGGCGGAACTGCGGGAGCCTACTTAGCTACGGTTAGTGCTGTAGCGGCGGGTTCTTTTAAGGTTTCCATTTCAAACGTATCTGGTGGAGCTTTATCAGAAGCTATCGA